CGCCGACCGGTCCCGCTGGCGGCGACCTGACCGGCACCTACCCCAATCCACAGATCGCCAACGGAGCCGTCGATTGGGCGAACCTGTCGTCGGTCACCCAATCCCAGATCCAGAACTTCGCCCCCGACGCCCAGGATGAGGGCACCGATGTGGTGTCCAACCCGATCGCGTTCAACTTCATTGGCGCCGGAGTGACCGTGGACCAGTCCCCGACCGGGGTGGCGCGAGTCAACATCCCCGGCGGTGGAGGTAGCGGCGGCGGCGACAACGAAGTGGTGATCGGCGGTCCGCCACCAGTGGTCGTCGGTGGGGAACCGGAACTGTGGGTGGACACCTCGTCGGCGATGGGCGCCGGGCTCTGGTACCTGCATACCCAGACCGTTGCAGCCAACCCGTGGACGGTCATCCACAACCTTGGCCGGAGTCCGTTGAGCGTCACCGTCATTGACTCCGGCAACACTCAGGTGTTGGCCGACGTGCACTACATCGACGCCAACAGCACCACCTTGAACTTCGGTTCGGCCACGAGCGGAAAGGCGTACCTGATCTAAAATGCCGACTCTTGCTGCGCCCATGGAGTGCGCGAAACTCGAACTCCGCAATCCCCGGTTCCATCTCCTCGGTACCGCGCCGTCGTCGCCGGTCACCGGCCAGATGTACTACAACACCGGCGACAACACCCTGTACTGGTGGGACGGCACCACCTGGCAGTCCGCGAAAGGCGGTGCCACTGCCACCCCACCGGCCACCACCAGCACTCTCGGCACCATCCAGTTGGCCGGGGACCTGGCCGGAACCGCCACGTCCCCGCAGATCGCCAACGGGGCGGTCGTGATCGGAGACCTGAACTCGGGTCTCACCCTGGACGTGATCGCTGCGCAGCGGCCTGCCCTCGGCGATGTGAGTGTGAACGGCTGGCGGGTCACCAACGTGTTCGGTCCGGCACAACCAAACGATGCCGCGAACAAGGCGTACGTGGATTCGGTGGCCCAAGGGATCGACGGGAAACCGTCGGTGAAGGCCGCCTCGACCGGGAACCTCACCTTGTCCGGCACCCAAACCGTCGATGGGGTGGCGCTGGTCGCCGGAGACCGAGTGCTGGTCAAAGATCAGTCCACGGCGGCGAACAACGGCATCTACGTGGTCGCCTCCGGAGCCTGGGCGCGGGCTCAGGACTTGGACGCCTGGATCGAGGTGCCGGGTGCGTTCACGTTCGTGGAGCAGGGCACCCAGAACGCCGACACCGGCTGGCTGTCCACTGGTGACCAGACCGGCACGTTGGGGACGACCCCGATTCCGTGGGTGCAGTTCTCGGCGGCCGGTCAGGTGATCGCCGGAGCCGGTTTGACCAAGACCGGGAACACCCTGGATGTGGGTGCCGGGACCGGGATCACAGTCGCTGCGGACACGGTGGGTCTGGACACCTCGTTCACCGACAGTCGGTACTGGAACATCACCGGAGAGTCCAACATCACCGGCACCTACACCTTCACCCCCACTGGTGGTCAGGGGTTTGTCCTTCCGGACACGGCCCTTCCGCAAAACGGCAAGGTGCTGAGTGATCGGTTCGGCTGGTACGCCACCGACAACACGACGTACCTCGGTGGACTGTCGATGGACAACACCGGCGGTACCAAGAAGATGACGTTGTCCTATCCGACCGGGACGCTCGACGTCACAGTTCCGGTGGTCACGTTCACCGGCGATGCCCGGGCGGTCACCCCGACCGCTGGTGACAACGACACGTCGGTCGCCACCACCGCGTTCGTGACCGGTGCGATCGCCACCGCAGGAGCCGGACAGGTGCCGACCACTCGGACTCTGACCGCCGGGAATGGCCTGACCGGCGGTGGGGACCTGACCACCAACCGCACCTTCGACGTGGGCGCGGGCACCGGGATCACGGTTGCAGCGGACACGGTGTCGGTGGACACCGCCGTGATCGCCACCCGTTCCTATGTGGACACCCAGGACGCCACCAAGTCCGGCTACTACTCCTCAGCCACGCATGGGGCGGGCACCACGATTTCGATCCCCCGGGCCACTCACCTGTTGCGGGCATCACGGGGTTTGGTGGTGCAGGTGCAGGAGGAGGCCACCGGGAACGTGGTGCTGCCGGATGTGTCGGTGGCGGCATCGGGTGACATCACGGTCACGTTCGGTGTGTCGGTGGCCGCGAACTCCTACCGGGTGACGGTGGTTGGCTGATGGTCCAGTTCCTGAATCGGTTGCGGACCCCGAACCTGCCGACTCCACCGGGTACTCCGGCGCAGGGTGAGGTCTACACCGACAGCGACGACGGTGTCCTGTACTGGTTCAACGGCACCTCCTGGGTAGCAGCCGGTGGCGGCGGCGGTGGTGGTGGGGTCAACGTGTCGGAGGAAGGTGTCGCGGTCGTCTCGCCTGCCACGACTCTGAACTTCGTCGGTCCTGGGATCACGGCCACCGACGGCGGCAGCGGGGTTGCCGTGGTCACCGTGGTTCAGTCACCGACCGGCACCATCGTCATGTGGCCGACGACCTCGATCCCGCCCGGGTGGATGATGTGCGATGGTTCCGCGATTAGCCGTGGCTCGTATGCCAACCTGTTCGCGGTCCTCGGGACTTCGTATGGGACAGGTGACGGCTCGACCACGTTCAATATCCCCGACCTGCGCATGCGCTACCCGGTGGGGCAGGGTGCCGGGTCCGGCTTCGCCATCGGCACCAACGAGGGCGTCACTGACAACACCCAACGGCAGGTCCGGTTTGACCACCGACACACTCACGCCGTGTCGGGTACTACGGCTGGCGAGCCGCAGGACCACACCCACGGCGTCCTGATCGGTGTCGCCACGAATACTGCGACCACCGGCGGTGCGGCGACCCGTGTCACTCAGATCAACGGGTCCTCGACCTCTGGTGCCCGGCCGCCGAGCGATGGCCGGTCGAACGTGCACACCCACACGTTCTCCGACACGTCGGACTCGCAGGGCGTCGGCGGTCAGAACGCCGGGATCGCCTACCACCCGTACCTGGCGCTGAACTTCATCATCAAACTCTGAGGCGACATGGCGACGTTGAAGTATTGGGACGGCACCGCGTGGGTTCCGATCATCGGCAGCGGTCTCACCTCCACTGCGCCCACCGGGTCGGTGATGATGTTCGTCGGCACCACCGCCCCCGCCGGGTGGCTGCTGTGCAATGGCACCAACTACCCGAACACCTCCTACCCGGACCTAGCGGCTGTGATTGGCACCACGTTCGGTGGCACCGCTGGCAGCAGTTTCACTGTCCCCGACTTCCGGACCCGGTTCCCGGTCGGAGCAGGCACCCTGGCCGCACTCGGTAGCACCGAGTCCGGCACCAACCCGGGTTCCGTGCTGGACGCCGACCGGGTCACTCGGATGGACCATCGACACACCCACGGGTCAGTCGCTCTGAACACCTCCGGTGAGACCACTGACCACGTTCACAACGTGTCGTTCGCTGGCGCCACGAACACCCAAGCCACCGGTGGCGCCGCTGGTCGTGTCACTGTCATCAACAACGTCAGCGTCACCGGTAGCGGCGTTCAGAACTCCAACTCCGGCGGACGCTCCGCTGCCCATAGCCACAACGTCACCGGCAGCACCGACTCTCAGGGCCTCCCAGGCGGGATCGCCTACCACCCGTATATGGGAATCAACTTCATCATAAAGACCTGACAACTTCAGTGACTGAAGTGTCCTAACCTCAACCCAGGAGGAATCCGATGCCGAACTGCTGCCAGGGCGCCTCCTGCGCCTGTCGCATCACCACCACCGAGACCGGACACATGCTGGTCACCGGCTCGGGTTCCGCCAACGACCCGTTCATCCTCAGCGCGGATGTGGCGTTGGCGGTCCAGGACAATGTGCAGTTCGACATGACCCTGTCCGGGGAGGGGAACGCGGCCAGTCCGTGGATCATCTCGAACGGCTACGCGCCGACCGCCCGGCTCGCCAACATCCCGGACGTGAACGCCACCTCACCCACGCAGGGCGAGGTGTTGGGGTGGGATGACGCCACCAGCATGTGGACGGCGACACCGCCGACCACGGCGCCGGTGGGGGCGGTGTCCACCGACGGGTCGCTGGCCGGGGACGGGTCGGCCGGTACTCCGTTGACGGTGGTGCCGGATGCGTCCCGACTGGTGCAGACCTCCACCGCCGGGGTGGGTCTGTCGAACTCGGGGATGGCGGCGGTCATCCAGCACTTCGCTTCGGCAGCGGCCCGGGACGCAATAAACCCGGCTCCGGTCCTCAACCAACTGACGATGTTGGATGACCGACCGGGCCGGGTTGATTACTGGACTGGCACCGTGTGGGCGCCTGTGCTGGACACGATTTCGGTGGTGCCGACGTCTCCGGCGCTGCTGGAACTCTCGGGTCCGTACAACGTGCTCGCGCCGATCACTCACTGGCTGCGGAACGTGTCGTTGACGGCGGACGGGTCCGGGAACGTGACCTTGATTTCGTCGGCGGACCTGGCCGGGTACGCCGGTGTTCTGGACATGCATTTCCAGGAGACGGGGACGGTGCCGATCCGAGTGTTGGCGACGGTGGTGGCGAACCAGATCCGGGGCACCGCCTATGGGTTGACAGACGGCACCCCGGCTGCGGGTGTCACAGTGACCGGAATGATCAGGGCCTACCTGTACTGAGTAGGACCTGCATGGTTCCGCCCTTGCTCTGCACCCAGGAGTAGACCTCCTCGTACTGTTTGCCGATCATCCAGCGGGCGATCGGTGCCGCCTCTACCACGACCGCGTACTCGAATCGGATCCCGAACGTGGCGTACGGCAACGACACCCGCCACCATGCGGTGCGATTAGTCATTGAGAACATGGTCCACGGCGTCGATGCCAAACGGGTTCTTGAAGTCGGCGCGAGTGTCGCCGACGAACCGGATCGTGGCGCGGCCCTTCCCGTGTGGTTGGGCGATGTACCGGATCCGGGGGTCTTCGATGGCTTCCAGAATCGGCACTAGCCAGTTCGAGGTGCGAGCGTCGAAGGTGATGTCACGGATGAACCCGTAGCCGTCCGCGTTCCCGGGGGACACCTTGAACCGTTTGCCGGAGTGTGCCACCTCATCCATGAGTTGTTGGGCGGCGGGGATCAGTCGAGTGTGCATGGTTGCTCCTATCACCACAGGGTGAGTTGTTCGCCCATCACCGGGCGGTATCTGTGTTCGAGTTCGTCCGCGAGTTGCGCCCATAGTTCTCGGTCGCGGGTCGAGTTTTCCGGGTTGGCTGCCTGCTCGTAGAACCAGGCCAGTTGCGCGGCTGCCGAAGGGGTGCGGCGCAGATGGACGAGAGCCTGCTGGACCAGGTTCTGGTGTTGTCGTTCCCAATCCTCGGCCTCGTGCCGGGTGCCGTAGTGGGAGGACTTCTTGCAGGTACAGACGGCACGGTGTTCGCCGTTCATCTGATGAATGGTGACCCGGTGCACTATCCTGTCCCTTCAGTCACTGAAGTTCGCGGAGGGGAGCCTTGATCCGGCTCCCCTCCGCTTTCCATTCCCGGGCGGGAGCAACATGGCCCGGGAACGGGTCT